TACTCGTAGCATAGCCACTAGCTATACTGTATTGACGAGTAGTACCTACGTATGGAACACCACTAAGCAGCTTTACCGGCTTTAGCCCATAAGGGGCGTCAACTGTTGGATAAGCCATGTTAACCTCTTAACAAAAATTTAGGTTCCTTTACCAAAATTGGTAACTTTTGAAGTGCGCTCGTTGAACAAAGGCATACGAGGATCGTTTTCGCGCATGAGGTTGTTATCCACCGACTCCATCTGAGACTTAGTTTGATGTTCGTAATACCCATTACGTTCCTCAACCATTTCTTTTGGAGCTTTACAAAGCAGTAACCCGCCCATCATTACATTGTCAGCGAACTTTTCGTTCTCAATATCGACTAATGCGTACTCTGGGTGGTCTTCAGCTTTTACGGGTTCCCAACCCTCGCGTAATTTAGAGGAAACGTTAGTAGCATCTGTTTGACCTTGAGTAGATACACGTATCCAGCGAAATACATACCCGTCTTGTTCTTCTGGAGAAGGCAATACCTCTGGTCGTGCCCACGAACGTCTACGAGTACCCGTCTCACGAGTAGCGTGATCTCTCTTGATTCTATTCTCAGCCATTATCCGTTCCTCATTTCTTGTGCAACCTGTCTGGCGTATTCTTCGAGTGGAACTCCCAATCTTTTTGCTAAGGCTACCTGTGTCTGCGTTAATGTGACCTTTTTAGGTGCTGTGCTCCGCGTAGCGGGGGCAACCACATTCGACCTTGGCTTGGGTTTCTCTTCTACTTGTTGAGATGAATCCTCAAATTCTTCAGGAAACACCTCTCGCATACGAGCGTCAATTCGCTCGTAGTATTCGTCGCTTCTGGGATCTACACCTTGCCTTACCAGCTTATGATGTAGGCCCACAGCTAAACTTGTCATTTCTTCATCTTGGTCAAACCAAGAATTATTTGCTCTCCATTCTTCTGCGCGAGCATCATACGGCTGCTGCGCGGTAGTTGTAGCATCTTGTACCGAAGTTTCTTCTTCTTGTAAAGCCGGTACCTTGAAGTTGTTTAGACGTTCTGACTTCAGCTTAGCAGAAGTTAAGGTCTCTTGCGCTTCAATAACCTTATCTGCTTCACCCGACTCATAGGCGTCTTTATAGACTTGCCTTGCTTGCAAAAGCTCTGCGGCAACAGCTTTTTTAGCTTGATCTAATAACGCTTCTTGATTCTTCGTGACATTGCTCTTCAGTTCCTTGTTTTCATCTACAAGTTTCTGAGCTAACCGCTCAAGCTCCTCACGCTCTCGTTGTGCCTGCTCCTTAGCACGGCGCTCATCGTGATAGCCTTTACTAAAGTGCTTTATGCGTTGCTGAACTTTCTCAGAGTAATCCGCTAATTCATCTTCAGTAACATCGCTTGGAGGCTCTGAAGGTTTGCGGTTCCTGTCAGCTTTTGGGGTGTCATCGACAACTTCGATGTCAAGGGAGGGTTCTTCCTTCGCCTCTACAACGGGTTCTGGTTCCCTATAATCATCTGCTGTTTTCTTGCCAGACAGATCAATTTCGACTTCATCCGACTGTTCCACTTCTAATGCAGCCTCTTCTTGGTCTGGGTCAGGGAAAGAGAACTCAACTTTCTGATACGCCATTACTTACTCCTATACCCTTTCTACGCCACGCGGATCTGGCACAACTGCTTCAATGGAATCGTCATTCATCAAACGATACTCCGAACCGTCTATGGAAAACCTAGTGCCGGTATTAGCACGAAACATCACATAATCACCCTGCTTACACCAAGGGCCATCAGGAAAGCGGTCAGAGTCAGAATAGGCTTGCTCGCCCATATCCACCACAAGTCCTATGATAGACATTACTTGCTCATGTGTTTTCGTGGTCACAGATTTAAGTAAGTCGGTACCTTCAAAGGTATCCTCAACATACGGCATTGCAACTAACACCTTATACCCAACGGGTACAGGTAGCTGCGCTTCAAACTCTTCATCGGTAACAGTTGCTTGTGCAGCATCAGTCATCTTCGTACTCCAAATTGCGCGAGAGGTCTTCTATGTATCGCTGACAGGCTTCAAGACCCCGAATTAAGCCTGTAGTTTCTTTGTAGGAAGCGAAGTCCTTGGCACTCCCTACAGTTAGAAATTGTATTGCAGAAGATTTATCGTCTTCGATTTTTTCCATAAGCACGTCTAAGACGGTTTTTGCCACTATTGAGTCCTATTTGAATCTTTAATGGTTTTTAACAGATCTAAGTCTAATTTGGTATTATCTTTTCGTCTGTCAGCAGCTAATTTAGCACCTGCTTTCTGTGCATCTATTTGCAGTTCTTGCTGGTCTAACTCAAGTTGTTTCGCATCAATCATAGCATCGGCTTGGTTTTTCTGCGATTTTAGTTGTAGCTCTTGTTGCTTGAACTGAGCATCTGCCTGATCTTTAGCTACTTTACGCTGCACTTCTTGTTGTTTTATCTGTAGCTCGGCTTGCTGCATCTGCACCACAGGATCTTGAGCCTTCTGCTGTGCCTGCTGTTGTGCGGCTTGCTGCTGGTGCTGCTGTGTTAGCTGCTGCCCTGCGTCTGCCATAAGTTGCGACAACTGAACTTCTATCTCTTCCGGTAGTGCTTCGTTCGGTGCGGGTAGTTTGGCACCTAACTTTTCCTCTATCTGCTTGCGGTACAAGAATGCAGTGTGCTCGGCAATATGCGCCTGTAATGCCGCCATAATTGGCTGAGCTTGCGGGTTCTGACCAATAAGCTGCCGTACCATAGGGTCTTGCATAAACGACTGGTGGGCGGCGATATGCGCCTCGTGGTCTTGGTAAATAAACGCCTTCATTGGTTTGCCCATCAATGCGTTCATGTTTTCGCTCACAGGATCTGTCGGCGTAGCATCGTCCTCTGTTGGTACTAATTTATCAGCGTTCTTGACTCCCAACACCTCTATCATCTGGCGATGTAGCTGCGGTAAGTCATAGATCTGAGGCGCTGACTGAGCCATCTGCAATACCGCTTGGTACTGCACGACGCGCTGGGCCATTGTAGAGCTGTTCGGATCGCTGACGGGGATCACGTCCACCATCATGTAATCCATCTGGCGGGCAGTTACCTCGCCACGTATCGGCTCATACGCATATTCTGCGGGGGCGTACTCCGACATTATCAGCTTGAGCATCTTAAACTCTTGCTTCATGGCGTAGTGAACACGCGCCTGCACCGCAGCCATCGGCTTCAAAGTACGTTCTAGGAGCGCCAGAGTAGTTCCCACAGGAGCGTTTGCTGACATGTCCGAAATGTTCATGTCGCTGATAGCACCCAGTCTACGACCTTCCTGCGTAATCTGATTCAATAAAGCAAGTAGGGTCTGGCTAGGCTCCTTGTATGGGAGCGGCATGATGTTGTCACGGATGCTACCTGACGGCACATCCACGTCCTTAAACTCTCCCGGCTCTATCGGTACGTCATCGCCCTTGATACGCAACCCACGAGACTTGAGACCTCCGGGCAAATTAGACAGCGTGCCAGCGTCTACAAGCTGCCGTATGATGGAAGTACCCGCCTTAGCGTACCCCCCTATTATGTGTATAAGACCTAGACCGTAAAACCCACATCCCGGCACATATACAGAATGTACGAAGTGCTGGCGCTTCAGCATCAACGAGTCATCAGGGTTCCAGTTTCGGCGTACCGCTAATACTTCACCCGTGCCGCGCTCTATTGTCACGACATAAGGCTTAGCGATCTCTTCATCAGAGTCATCAACACCTTCTATAACGATGTCCGCATGAATCTCATAGACTGCGTATCTATTGTCATCAGTTATAGAGTAGCCACCTTCTTCAGCCTTACGCTCTTCTATGTCGGTGTGGTATGGCTGCGGCTCACCAAGATCAAGGTCTTTGTAGAACCCAGAGGCTTGAAGTTTTTTGAGGTCGTTTTTGGTCTTACGCATGATGTGTGTAACACGTTCTGCGCTTTCTACGTTTGACGCACCGTAAGGCACGATTACATCTTCAGCAGGGATGTACATAGCCACCTGCCTGCCAATGTTCGTGTCGTAGTAAACTTTCTTAAATGCACTACCAGCTAAGCCAAGGCTGTATAACAGGCGTTCGTGTTCGGGCCTGTACTCCACCATGCGCTCGGTGAGTTCATAGTTCATATCGGCTTTTACACGCTGAGCGGCGTCTTCTTTATCCTTGGTTTCTTCTCCAAGAATCTTCACCTTTACAGGGCCAGCGGCAGGGAACGTCTCAGACATTGTTTCTGCTTGGAACCGTATGGCCGCTTCAGCAAGAACTGTAGAGTACACACCACACGCGCCTTCCCACGGCTGATTGCGCTCTTCGTACTTGAACCCCAATACATCAAGACCTTTGACGAATGTATCGGCCCAATCTTTGCGGCTGGCTATGTCTGCATCTACCGCCCCCATGAGGTCACTAGATAACTTACTTAGCGCGTCGTCTTCTAATACTTCGGCTAGGTTTGCATCAAAGGGAACTGTATCACCTACATCTGCATCGGGGATCAGTGTGATCTCTACACTGCCGTCGCTCATAGTGACCATCTCAGGGTCTACAATCTCAATCTCAAGCGCACTTTCTTCTACAGCTTCTGTCTCAATGCCTTCGGGAGCAGCGTACAAACCTTTCTCAATAGCCATAATAAATCTCTAGTAGTAGCCGCCCCGCCGCGACTTAAAGTATCTCTGTTCTTCAGGCTCATCTGTTGGTAGGCGTATGAACCCGCCCTGTCGGAACCGCATAAGTGCCATAACTGTTGAGTCAACTAAGTCATCATGGCTCATAAACGGAAATCCAGCAATCTCCTCAACTACCTCTTCCGCCCACCGTGTAGGAGGAACCCACACCAAACCACTTGCTACAATATCAGATACTGAGTTTAGGCGAGCAAGTTTATCACCTGACCCTCTGTGGGGGGTATACTCTGACACAGGCAGTCCCATGCGCCTCATCTCTTGGTACAGCGCGGTGCCCGATGACTTCTTCTCCACTATAAACGCATCTGGCTCCCACTCAGCATACTCCTCCATCGCCATCTCTTTAAGCTCTGGAAACTCCATCCTCTGCTTTATGCTATTCAGCAGGATGATGTTATACGCATCAGTCTCTTCATACAGGAACACACCCCACGTAGTCAGTGCTGTGTAGTCTGCCCGATTATGTTTTTCTGCTGCCGCGTCCAGCGACATGATTATGTACTCGCAGCTTGGAGGCCGTTCCTGCTCCCATATCTGCCACCACTCACGCTTGACCAGCGCAGCCTCTTCTGCCGTGGGCGTCTGCTGGTACTGTGCGTTCCACTGGAATGTAGGCATAGACGCCTTGGTTCTCAGCAGCGCCTCTAGGTCAAAAAACTCAGGCCACAGCGGTTTCTCCACTATGTCATCTGTTTCTTTGTCCTCCACCTCTAATATGGCGGGAAATTCTACGATTTCGTACTCATCAGCCCGCTCATTCTGGGCCATGTCGCGTGTAACACGTCCAGTGAGGTCATCCATGTGCCATCGGGTCTGAATTATAGCTACGCGACCCCCCGGCATAAGACGAGTACGCGCACCAAACGTAAACCACTCGTAGGCTTTTTCAAATACAGAGAAATTACCGTTGATTACGTCCTGTTCTGAGTGCGGATCGTCCACCAACAGCAACTCTGCGCCACGACCAGCCAGTGCAGAGCCAATACCACAGGCGTAGTACTCGCCACCTGCGTTTGTATTCCATCTACCGGCTGATTTTGAGTCACTTGCAAGCTGTACGGTGGAGAAAATGGCCTGATATGCGTCTGTAGAGATCAAATTTCGCACTTTTCGGCCAAAATCCACCGCCAAATCGGTGGTATGGGACACCATCATCACTTTTTTGTTCGGATTCCGCCCCAAAAACCACGCTGGGAAGAAAATAGACACGAGTTGGGACTTGCCGTGGCGTGGCGGGATGTTCACACAGATGCGATCTTTGTCCCCCGCCTCAATTGCCATCAACATATCAGCCAATATGCGGTGATGCTTGCCCACAATGTAGTCTGGCTGCATCCGTTTACAAAATTCTATGAGGTCATCATACGCCGCTTGGTTAGTCTGCCGCGCTTCTAGCTCATCAACGATGCGATTTATCTCTGCAACTTCTTCCGACGAGAAGCTGTCGAGGTTGTCCAGCATCTGCTGCACTTCCTCCTCTGTAAAATCGGGAACGGCCTCAGCCATCTAGCCCTAGCTCAGCCCGCACATCGAATACTTTGCCATCTAGCACCTCTTCGTACTCGGCATCTGCCACTACGTCGTCTACGTTAATCAGCTTCTCTAGCTTACCACGTAACTTGTTACGTAGATCTTCGGTGGATTGGTGCGTTACAGTGACTTCTGACTTCTCTGCGAACAACCCTACGTCTGAGATCTTACCTAGAAGCTCCAACGCACGCATACGAATACGCGGGTCAGCATTCTCTGACTCCAGCAGGAGTTTGTTTGTGACGAGGTGCCTAATCTGAATGGCGCTTTCTGCAACAGAATGCCCGAACTCTTGCAAGATGTTGTTCGTTAAGACCAGTGAGGCAGGCGTAAGCGCCGCCGTCTTCCTCGTAGAAGCCTTTTTAGAAGTTTTTTCTGGATTGTCTGCATAAGCGACAGCAAGTTTCGCTGCCACGTCTTCGTCTTCTTGGGTGGGTTCAATATCTAATCCGTGCTCGGCAAGTTTCAGCGCCGTATTGCACGCCGCCGCTGCACGTTCCTTCAAATCTACATATGACATGTCATCCGAAAAAGGAACGCCGATTTCAGGTTCTATAAGTAAAGTCATAAATTGTGTCGCTGGCTAACCGCCGTTGGCGGGAATATACACAAAAAATTTTTGCAGGTACAGGGACTTAAATTTTTAGGGTGGGGGGTTTCCTGTGTATAGGGGCTAGGGAACGGCCTCAAAAAACCACCAAACACCACCAGAAAATACAAAAAGTTACATCGAATGGTCGGAGATAGGGATTATTTGAGCGTATTAGTAATATACAGACAGCTAGGAGTCCCGTTGCTGTGCGCGGGGTATAGGGGAGGGGTGGGTTTGTTATATCATGTTATAACACGTTATACCATTGGACGACATAGGTTACTTCGGGTTATAATAAGATCATCGGACGGGCCGACAGCCGATACAACATAAACAAAAACGGAGTGCATTAAAAATGCCAAATTCAATCTCAAAAATTACTGAAACCCAAAAGCAAGTCGGAGCATTAGTTACCGAAAGCACGCGCACGTTGCGTAGTCAGGAGGCGGCGGTCGAGCGCGCACAAGCTCGCCTAAACGAATCGACTAAATCGTTTAACGCGCAAATGCACGAGGCGGGGGCGCAATCGCGAGACTTCAAAAAAGCAACGGCATCGTCCGATGCAGTCTATGATTTCTACCGAACGTGCGTAGTGGACGCCCTACCGAAAACCGAGCAAGCCGTAATCGCGGGTAAACCGTCCGACGCGAAGCGCAAATTGATCCAATCAGTAGGCGCGAGAATGGGATCAATCGGCAAAGCATTGGCGCGTATGGAGGGGCTGGCCAATGGCACGGTTACTGACAAACGCACGAAAGCGGCGAAGGCTGAAACCGCGAAAGGTAAAGGCGGCACGGTCGCGGAATTGGCAGAATCCGGCACGGCTACCGAAGTCGATTCGGTACTACCACCGGCAATCCGCGATCCGCGAATGATCGGGCTTTTGAATATGATTGCCCAATTATCCATCGAAGATCAGGCAAAGTGCTATGAAGTAATGATGAAGGCGTATGATGTTTTTCTTACAAAATCCATCGCCAAAAAATAAGATCCACGATCTTAGAAGAGACCCCGCTTCGGCGGGGTTTTTTTGGCTTCAATTTTTTGAAGCCAGTTCCCTTCGTAGCGTTGTGCGTAGCGTTGCGTGGATGCTGCGTTATAACACGTTATAACATTAGATGAAGCCAGTTCCCTTCGTAGCGTTGCGTACCGCATAGGACGTAACGAAACGGCACAGAATGAATGTTCTTTTTTTGACTTTGTAATGTTCCGTAATGTTCCCTAAATGTTCCTGCAATGTTCCCTTTTTTTAGGCCAAAAAGGAACATTAGTTTGGTGGTATCTCGTGGTATCTGATCGCATGTGACTTTGTTCTGGCATGTGATTAAGCCTATATATATATAATGTTCCTTTTTTAGAAAATTACTTAACTACCTTTTGAAATTTATCTACAGAAGAGGCTTTGTTCCCGCTCTTCTCGCTAAAGAAAAATAGGGTAGTAATTCTTCAAAATCGGGAACATTGGAACATTCCTTACTTTTCAATAACTTACAGACCTACGTGACGGAACAATTAGGGAACATTACAGTACAAACCACGTACACACACCAGATACCACCAAATACCACTACTTGACATAACACGTTATATGTGAGATAATATGTCTTGTTGGTGGGGAGACCCACGCCGACAGCCAGACGTTATAACACGTTATAACAAACACTAAGCAAAACAGGAGACAGCGATGTCAGATGTGAGAGAGCTAATTGTAGGCAAGGAACCATCAGGGTTCTGGGCAATACGTGAGAACGGGAGGCTTGCAATCACCAGCAAGTCTTATAACGAAATTTGCAAAGCCATCAACACCTATGCGCGAGCCTACGAAGAACATGGCATACCGCACACAATCTCAATCCGAGAGAGTGCATTGGGGTATTACGGAGGCAGTAATGCGTAGGATAGAAAAAGAAGTTATTGGCGCGTTCGTCGATGGTAAGACCAAAGCGATGGGCAACACCAAGTCCACGCGCAACCCTAAGACCGGCGATCTCGACCTGCTACTGCACGGTAACTGCATTGCCACCATGTCGAATCGGGATGGGGTCAAGAAGTTATGGGTAAGTAATGCTGGTTGGCCGACGCGCACCACGCAGTCGCGGCTCAACGCACTGTTCCGTCTGTGGCCTAAGTACATGTCGGCTCGTGTGTATATCAAGGGCGGCGTCCAGTATCTCGACTCGTGGCCTGTCGGCAGCAGCCACACAACCATAAACCTATCAACACTGCACGGCAGTATGGTGCTCGTAGCAGCCAACTAAATCAAAACCGTTATAACACGTTATAACAAACACTAAGCAAAACGGAGGTTCCAATGGAACAGCAAATTGACCCGAAGATCATGGGCACTCTTG